AAAATTAAAATTCATACAAGTAGTATAATGATTAGTTTCCAATTGATTGAATCGAAGAGTGATTGCATCAATTAGATTAGTTCTTTCTTCTTCAGTATTACACCAAATGTTAACCCATACCTCGGCAGAATACAATCTTCGCAAATATTGAACATTATCTATTTCAACATAATGTTTGCGGATGTAATTTTCATCTGCTACTTGAATACTAACACATGGCGTTTGGTCGCTTGGGATATAACGGCTCCCAGTGAAAATAAACTTGTTATGTATTGGTAGATGATTGCGTAGTAAAGTGATAAATGCTTCTTCGAGAACATGCATTTTTTCACCTTAAAAAAATCTTTTTCTTAATTAAAAAATGCCCGTTCGAGATAATTCTTCATGAACATACTCTTTCACTTTCGGAGCAATTTTATTAACCGTTCTGGTAACAAATGGATTTGCAGGCATTTTACTTGTACCATAATTTACAAATGGCCAATATAACACACCGTTACTTCTCGCATTACTCCTTAGTTCAACAGAGCATTTTTGTTTTTTCTTTCGATGAATACTACGCTGTAAATTACCTGTAGGTTTATATGGTGGAATCGACCTTGACATTGAATGCCCAGGTCTTGGAACCTCACGTTTGATGACGTTTTCAGCTTCACTTGCAGAATGATCTATTCCTCTGTCAAGTGCATTCGTAATTTCTCCATTCAAACCTAATTTTTTATAATATTTATCTGAGAATGTGATGCTGCATGTAAAAGTCAATTGTATCACACTCTGCTATTATTTCGTAATTTTTGCAATAGTATTGTTTTATGAGGAAGTAATTTATGATTCCAATTTTCCGGCGTTCCTATGATTTCGTATTTTACATCATTTACAACTATCAAATCAGTATCATAAACTGTAATGTTTTCATCTAATATTAACCGGTATGTGTCGGTTAATATTTTACCAAATTCTTTTAAGCTTGATGTTGTGCTTAATGGTGAGAAATTTCCTTTTACTTTTTCTCGAAGAGTATATTCATTTTTGGGTCCGTGAAAATCGTAATCATCTTCACAGTAACTCCATAATTCGATTTCTTCATTTGGGAAAAAAACAGGCATAAATATCACACTATCCATCTCACACGTGCTGAACTGTAACTGGATTTCAGATTATTGATTCTTGTATAAATCCGGTTTCCTAAGCTATTGCTTGTATCGTAACTTATGGATTGTTCGGCTTCATGGATACTGGATATTTCACCATTAGTTGTATCCATTGCGGTGAATCCATATAATACCATATCAGATATTAACGGATTGATTTTAGATGAAATAACTTCATCAGAAAGTTTGTTAATATATTCAATAACCAACAAACCAGTATGGATACTAGTAAGATAAAATATACCAGAGTTTTCATCAAGGACATAATCATCATCAGTTAATTCAACACCACCAATTTTAAAAGAGATCACCTTACATATAGGGTACCAATCTGTTTGGAAAGTATTGCTACTGAAATCTCTAATAATCTGTTTTCGAGTTACAGGATTAACTGGCAAACCAGTCAGGGCAGTAACTTCATTTATTTTCAAATCAATTAGACTTTGTAGTTTCTCACAATCTTCCAATACAGAATCAGTTACTCCTTGTAATTCTAAATTAGATTTCAAGTCTTCAGGAGTAATTATTGTCAAAATCTAATTCCTCCTTTTCAGGTTATTTTAATCAAAAATAAAAAAAATAAAAAAAATATATTTTTATCCGTCACCGTTTCCTGCCCGTGGATCAGTTAAACTATTTGCAGTTAAAATTTCTCCAATGTAAGTTACGATATCTGCAACATCATACACCAAAGTATCTTGAGTTTCACTATCACCAACAGCAGCTTTCAAATCAGCAACATCTTTTAATATTCCTCCGGCATCATCACCAGAGGCAGCGCCAATAGCAGATTCAATGTCTGCTACATCTTTTGCAAGACCACCTACATGTTCACCAGTAGCAGCACCAACAGCAGTTTCTAATGCTTCAACTTTACCCGCAATAGTGGAATCCCCAGCAGCGGTGGCATCAATTTCTTCAGCAAGTTTATCGAATCTGGCTCTTTTATCGCCTTGTTCACTTAAGGTTAAATCATTAAATCTAGTCATAATAAATCACAACCCTTAAAAAAAAAATTAAGAAGTGCAAAATCTATGAGTTAGATTTTGCAGTTTTGGTATAAGGTAAAACAATGGTATCATTGTCCCTGTGGATTTTAGCATCCACATTTGCAACCACAGCAACTTTGTATCCGAGGATGTTGATATCCCATTGGTTGAGTATTTCTGGGTCATGTAACATACCGAATGCAACGTTGGAAGGTTCACCAATGAAAGCGTATCTTAAATCAGTTACATTGGAACCATTGCCTTTAGGTAATCCAGTGGTGGTATCAAATTTCATGGTATCCCATGCGTGACGGGTTTCTCTGAGGATGTTATCTTGTTTAACTTCCATACCCATTACCATAGGGATTTTACCATCTTTCAAGGTTACGTCACCAAACTCAGATTCACGAGCTGCAATGTCTTTAACGATTTTACTGTACATTTGAGGTGGTACAACAGCGTTAGCGTTTTTCATGTTACCGTCTTGGTCGATGTAGATTTCGATTGCATTGCATAATGATTCTAATGCAGTATTGGAGTATGCTAATGGTGCGAAACCTGCAGCTGGATTAGTTGCATCTGCAGCAATAGCTTTTGCTTGAGCTAATAATCCATTGTTAGTTGCAAAACCAGTTGCTTCACCAGTTTGAGTGGAAACAGTAGAGTCAGCGAAAACACCGAATCTTTCCACAGCAGGACCAGTTTGTTCACCAACATAACTGGTGTAGATGGATAAGAATTCTTCATCAGCAATGTTTTCTAATAAGAAGTTTCTGGAGATGCTGGTCATAGCTTGTAAAGGTTTAGCTAATAATTGTTTCCTGGTGAATTTAGGTACGGTTTCGTTAGATGTTAAGTTGGTACTTGCACCGGTAGTGGTGTCTCTTTGTGCATCGAAATCAAGGTTGATTTCAAGATCATCTAAATCGTACATTAATGATTTCATGGTTATTACACGGGATTGTTTTAAAAGTTCAGGTTCTTTTTGAACAGGGGTGTAGAAATCATTTTCAAATTCTGGTTCAGCCCATGCAGGGTTTAATTTACCGTTTGCATCGAATGCTCCGTCAGCAAATTTCACATTAAAGTTTTGTTCATTTAAAATTCTTTCTTCTAAAGATATCATAAAAATTATCTCCTAAAAAAATTTATTTATATATAAAAAAAGCAGGAATAGTTTAAAAAAAAATTAACTAAAACTATTTTGAAATTTTAAAAATTAATTAAATGTAATCTAAGTTTCTACCGTACATATCACGTTTGATTTCATTATCAGCGGATTTTTCTTCTAATTTACGGGTAGATTTTTTAGATTGTTCTTTTCTGAATTGGTCGTATTTTGACATGAAGGATTTACTGTTCATTTGTTTGATGATTTCATCATGGATTTTTTCATCCATTGATTTTTCATCAATTTCATCTTCTTCATCAGTAGGTTCTTCTTCAAGTTCAGATTCGTCTTTTTCTTCTTCTTCAGGTTCACCGTTTTCAGGTTCACTTATTCCAGGTTCTGTTTTTACTCCCTCTTCTTCAGTTTCGATGATTTCAGATTCATCTTTACATTCTTCATTGGTAGGAAGTTCTTTTTCATCAACAGCTTCTTCTTGAACGGTTTGTGTAGCTTTAAATTCTGCAATTAATCTTTCGGCGATTTCTTCCGCAGTTTTACTTGCAACATCGCTAGCTATTGTTTCAAGTTCTGGTTTAAGATTGTCAATTATACGAGGTTCTAATTCTGCGGTGACCTCATTTAACAAATCTTTTACTTGATTTAATTGTTCATCAGATAAACCAGCACCATCATTCATGTCTTTGTCTTCTACTGGTTCTTCTGGAAGTTTGTCTTCAATTTTATCATTGTCTTTGTTTTCCATAGTTTCACCATCATCATTTGTTATCGCATGATAACATGCACCAGTCAAACAGTTGCTGGCTATCAAATTTTGGCTTTTATACTCAACAGTACCGTATGTGTCCCAGTTCATTGGGATGTATGTTAGGGTAATGTCTTTCAAATCGTAATCAACAATTAACAGGCCTTCTGGAGTTCTTTGTTTCTTTGGGAATCCTGATATGCTGAAACCAAAGTTCATGCCTATGTCAAGGCGTTCTTTTATTCCAGGTGCATATTCTGAGAGGATTTTTCCTTCGATCCAAAGTTGGTTATCCTTTACCCATGCTTTGGTAACTGCTCCTATTCCACCATCGTAATGCCTGTTGTGGTCACGGTAGATATTGATTCCAACGGCTTGCTGTGCTAATGATTCTAAAACTTCTGGTGATACTATTTCATTAGCATAGTCTTTGTTGGTGGTGGATGCAACACCTGTTATTGTTAATGTTCCATCGTCGTTCATGTCATAGGATTTTGATTCGATGGGTAATCCATAGACACGATACTCTAAAGCTTCGGTTGTCATTGTATCACAAATATATTTTTCAGATTTTTTGGAGTTCTTCTCACTATTTTTGCAAGTGACTGTTAAATTAAAGCTTAGCATAGCTAAGGCAGTTAATTTAACGATTAAAGAACAAATATGATTTCTTAAATAAAATTAGGATTATTTTTTAGGGTTTTTGTGAATTAAATTCTTATTCGACTATTTTTTTTATAGTTAAAAAATATAATTTTTGTTCTATTCTTTTTTTGAAGCAAGGAAAAAAAAGAATCAGAGGCGGTGAAAAAAATTATTAAAAAAGATATTTGCAATAGAGTAAAATTTCTAAAGGGGGTGAATGAGAATTTAATAATCCACAAAAAAAATTAATCATTTTTTTAAACCCTAAAAAAAACGTGTTGTTGTAGACGCAAAAGCACACAGAAGCAAAGTCGCAACATAGTTGATGTGTGGGGGATAAAATAGGACAGTTTTTTGACTTAACTTTTTAATCCCCTGTAATGTTGGTCATGTAAAACTCTATTTCGATATATTTTTTGGTGATTTGAAGTCCTTAATTGCGTGTGGAAATTGCATGTGTTTTTGTTTGACGAACAAATCTTTTTCTGTGAATAGTTTAGCCACTTATTCAGGTGGAAACCATTTTAAAGTAGCGAAATGATAATGATTTTAAAGACCACTAGAAAACCTAGTGGTCTTTTTATAGAGGAATAAATCAATGAATAAATTATTGATGTTTTATTGCTTTTTATATTGGGCAGTTTTTTGATAATGGAGAAACTGCATGTTTCAAGGGTCTGAAAAACTCCATCGAAGATTAAATTATGGTTTTTAAAAAATGGTTGTTTTAGTTATGTATTGACAGAAGATTTTTTCCCACCATTTTTTCTTTGCGATGATTTAAGGGTTTGAACCTTGTTAATCATCATATGATTTTTTGTTGTTGGTTTGAAAGAATTGTAACATTGTAATATATTTTTTACTATTGGTAATGATCTATTAAAAAAGGCCACAAACAATTAATATGAATGTGACCTCAATACACTAATGCAAACATGAAAAAAGAATAAAATAATTAAGTCATAGTAATCTGATTACCATACCTATCATAACCCCCACCTTTACCAGGTAAACCCGGAGCAGGAGAAACAGTATACCACACAGCCTCATCACTAGTCTCACTAATAAGAAGCTCATGCAAGTCATCTTCAAAACGATAAAAAGTATCATCCTCAAACCTTTCAGTAGAATAAGAATCATAATCCCCTTCTACTTCCAAATCCATTACCTTATCAGATAATTTGAGGATTAAACCAAATTTATCAAGTAATTCACGGATACGCATGATAATTCACCAATCAATAATTATTAATACTTTATACACAAACTAATATAAAAAGTTTTAGATATATGTGAAATCAGTAGGTTTAAGACTTCTCCATTTAGCCACGGCCCAATCATAAGTAATCTTATGAAGTTTAATCCATTCATCCCAAGGAACAAATTCATAACTCCAACCTTTTGACCTTTGCATGGTAGCTTGAGACTTATCAGATAAATCATCCATTGCAGCCATTGAACCAGTTTCAGCCCAATTCTCAGAGATATCTATATTACGCCAACCATCACCATACCAGGAACAATGTTCAACAGGATAACCATTATCACGTAACCATTTCTCCTCTTTCTTAACAATCTCTTTCCACTCATCAGTAGAACAGATTCCAAATTCACGGCGGTTTAATCTCTCACGAGCATCCCACACTTCCATACTAGAATATTTATGAGGATTTTTAATGGCATCAATTATCTCTTTTTTAATTAAACTAAAATCAAGACAATGGCTCATTTCATGATACATGGTTTGTCTAACATTACCCCTTTCAGTTTGAATTCGGTTAAATGAATTAGGCAATACCCTAACTATCTTATCAGTATATCTAGTATAACCTAATGTAAGTCTTTTATTCTCATTAACAAAGTCAATTCCCCTTGTTGCGAATTTAAAAATCTCTGGGGCTTCTTTATACATCTTAATGATTTCTTTCAAATCATAAGTGCATTTACCGGAGTTGGTATTATCAATATATTTTTTAGCTCCAGTATTCTTTGTGAAATAAACATCAAAAGTAATTTCAACATCATGGTTGATTGTCTTACCAGTTTTAGTGTCAGTATAACTAACATGATCTGTGAATTTCTGAGTTGGTCTGCCTTTACTATCAACCCCTCTTTCATAATCCATATGATAAAAAGCTGCAACATCTTCAGGAGTTTTCAAGTTATCATAAGTCAATTCAGATGTTGGTTTGGTTTGTTTAGTTGTGGGTTGACTATTCGTGGTTTTTCTTTTACGAGGTTCTTTATAGTCTTCACGATATCCTCTTCGGATGCTGAATCCACGGTCACGCCATTCGTTAGTATTGAATTCGCGGAGTAAAGTATCTCCAAATGATTTATTATATAAATCATTCAATTCCTTCTCATTTGTGATTTTATTTTTAGATTTAGCTTCTCTTACACTATTAGTGGCGTTAACATGTGCTTTGTCAAATATTGCATTAACTTCATATTGACCATGATTAACTGTATGTAAATCTAATTTTTCTGAAGTACGAATATACCATAACTCTTTATCAGAAACAATAATGTGATCTTTACCACTTAATGTTCTTGAATATTTAATATCCGTAGAACTAGGGAATGTATGGCCTTCATTATTGGAAATTGTGCGGATTGTATTTACTTGTTTTCCTACATAGAAATCCCGGAATTGGATAGTTCCTTCACGACCTCTTATTTCTTTACCTGTTAATTGACCAGTTTCGGGATTAAATTCATAACCGTAACGACTTTTATTTTTAACTTTTTTACTTGACCATTTTAGAACTTCATCAAGTGCTTCTTCAGTTAATGGTAAATCTTTTTTCAAATCAGATACTTTTTCATCATATTTTACTTCGGTCACCGGTTTAGGTTTAGGTTCTGGCTTATCCTTTTTAGGTTTAACAGTTGGTTTAGGAGTAGGATGTGCATCAGCACCTAAAGCTTTCTTTTTCAAATCGTTGAATTTTCTCTCCAAAAAAGCCAAACGTTTTGCATGTTTATTTATTTCTTCTGCAGAGGCATTAGGATTATTCTTCAACCATTCCTTTTGCTTAGGAATGTTACGTTTATAATTTTCATATTTTTCTCTTTCACCCGGACGAAGATTCTTATACAATTGTTCCTTTGTAGGTTCAGGCAATTCTTCTTCAGCACGGCGAACATTTACAGATAAAGGAGTTAAATTAATAATTGGAGGATTTTCCGGAGCATCAGTTTTTGTTTCCCAAACAGTCAAGTAAGTGCATCTGCATAATGGATGGAATGGAGGGAATTGCCCACCTTTAATTAAATCAACAATATTATGAACTCTTTCTTCTCCACGGCCTTCATAAGTTAATCCTTTATCAGTATTATAATGATAAGCATAATAAAGACAAGTGCTGCAAACATGATTATCTTCAGCAGTTAATATTTTTACCTGAGTGTAACCTTCATTCAAATATGATTGAACCATTCCAGTATTCTGCATACGTGATGTTTCAGTTTTAGCAATCATTGTAGCTCTTTGCCTAGCTGTGAATGGTGACCCATCTAACGGAGTTACACCTGCTTTCTGCAAAGTCCTTGCAAGATTATAAGGGTTTTCACCCATGATAATTGCTTGTAATATTTTATTTTTCACAGTAGATTGAACATCAGCAGTTAAGTTTTTGATTAAATCATAATTGTAATCTTTAGCCAATCTGATGGCTTGTATATCTGCATCGGTATAACGAAGAGTTTCTTGGATATTATCATATCCTTGTCTTTTCCCTTCATCATATATTTCATCAAGCAAATCATCTACATTTTCATAATGGTTATCAAGAATATCATCCCATGAATCTTCCAATGAATCAAAGATTTCTTTTTGTAATTCTACATCTTCAAATGCTTTTTCTTTTGCTTCATCTGAGTTTAACCAAGCGATAGTTTCATCAATTTGTGAATCAATTATATTATCTATGATTTGATAGTAACGTTTGGTGTTGTCATCATCAATGCTTTTACTATCGAATAATTCCCATAAATCCAATTCATCAATTAATAATTGATTGGTTAAAATACGGTCAGAAGCAAGTATACTCATCTATATTCCTTCCCTAATCTTTCCATTAATAATGCTTTCTGTAAATTCTTATTTTGCAATCTTAAACTTTTCTGGTCACCAACGGTTAATAGTTGATTAACACCGGCTTGACCATATCCTAATGGTTCATTACCCCATTCAACAGGGTCCCATCCATAAGTCTTACGGATTTCATTAACAGTACGTACACCATCACGAACCTGTGTTGATTCAATGTTGGCACGTTTCAATTCATCTTCAATATCCATTTCATTAAATTGAAATACTTCATCAAAACCATTACGGCCCAATGCTTTGTTGAAACCTGCTTCGTAGAATTTGGCTTTAGCATTCATTACATTTTTGAACTGTTCTTTCTGAGCTTCACCATTACCACTTCCAAGGTTAGCAGTTTCAATTACTCCAATCATTGCAGGAGGAACACGGAATAATGATATTATCATGTCTCTGCACATGTTCATCATATTAACGTAATCCATATCCTTGTTATTCATTTTTGCAGATTGGTAAGTTGCACCTTTAACTGCCAACATTCCACCATTCTTTCTGACTTGAGCAGTGATTGCAGCTTGAAGACGAAGCAACTCTGCATTGAATTCTTCAACATCAATATCCTTATCAAAACTTAAGATTGCTGTTGGATCAATACCTTCGTTCTCCATGAGTTTTTGATTATAATCCAATCCGAGCCACATCATCAGTAATGGTTTCTGTATTGTTTCCAGTTTGGATAATCCGAATTTGGAATCTTTGAAGTCAATGCTTGGCTCGTAGATATGAATCAGTTCATCTGGTTCATATCTGATATTTGGTTTGTTCCTGAATCCGTATTGGTCAGTATCATCAAACCAACGTAACACACTTGCAGGGACATATTGCAGACCATTAATGATATGGTAGTTATTGTGGTCATAATCGAATTCTTCATAGTTTATTTCAATGAATGTGTCTCCTACGAGTTCTTGACTGTTCACAATTTGTTTAATGAATACTGGGAATGTTAAACTTGATTCGTTAGCTTCAGGATGATTGAATAAATTAGTCAAGTATCGGACATTATTAACGTTCACTGTGAATTCATCTGGATTGTTTATATTAAATCCATTAATCAGAAAAGTATCACTGATTGCATTTACACAACTATAAACATAAGGATTCTGTTGAGCTTTTTTGAAGAAACCAAATTGTCCTGCTGTCTTGTTAGCTGTGTTGAATAAAAAACCATATTGTCTCATGTATTCTTGGAATAAACTATCCTCATATGGTTTTCGGAGTACTGGCATTACAGCATTCCTGAATTTAGATTTCATATTCATACGAAAGTTATCTAACATTTTAGTTTCCTCCAAAGTATATGACTCCTAATGGTGTTGCAGGAGTTGTTATATTTGCTGGACCATATAATCCACCACGCCACATGTCTGGGCAATGGTCGTTTATTTTTAATGGCCTGTCTTCTCCTCTTTGTTGGGCTTTTTTATCCCAACTATAGGTTTGTGCTTGACTGATACTGTTAGTACAGTCTTGATGTATTAGGAATTTGTTATTATTGAATAAGTCTTGAGTTTTTTTGATGTCTTCATATGTATCGGGTGCATAGGTTTTGACTCGCATTTTTAACCGGGAATCTTTTTGACAAGCAGTTTTTAATGATGCTGCATCGTGCGGTAGGTAGACTGTGTTGTTTTCATTTAATTGGTATTTGTCTTGTAAATGAACAATATCGTCCACCCTTTCAGAGTCAGATTGCGCAACTCCTATGTCTTCTTTGTCATAGTAGGTTTCTTCCAATAGGTAATAGGTGTTTCCTTGATTAATGTCTCTGTGTATTCCCATTACTCCGAAGGTTGTTACTGTGCTAACTCCGTAGTCGCAACATATGTTGATTTCATGAATCCTTTGACTTTCGGGGAATTCATCTTTCAGGTAATTCCATGTGAAGACATTTTGTTTTGTGTCGAACATGTCATAGATTGCTCCTTCGGCAATAACCCATTCACCCAATATATTTCTTTTGTAGAAGACTTCACTTTTCTGATTAACACGTTTCAATTCTTCTACATATTCCTGTGGCAAATTAGGATTATCATCCAAGAGGAACTTCCATGTCTTGACAGTTCCAGCCTTTAATAATTCATGGTCGTTAATGTAATTAGTGAAAATGTAATGATAAGGACTGTCTGGGTTGGTATTCCAGAACATTTTTGCACCGGTATCACTGCAACGTGATACGGCCATCTCTACTGCGGATTGTGGACATCTTGCTATCTCATCAGCATACCATCCACCAACACTCATTCCTGCGATGACGTCTACGGCTTTCTCATCATTGAATCCCATGCAATAGCATATTTTATCTTCAATGTATAATTCACCGTCATATTCTTTATATTCATGTGGAATATCTTCGGTGTTCATCATTGCAAGTAATGGATTGATAACATTCCTTTTCAATGATTTTGAAGTTTTTCCACTTATCAAAAATTCATGGGATTTTGATTCAGCTAAGAATGTTAACCATCTTGCATTGCAGGTGATTGTTTTTCCAGACCTTACTGATCCATGAGCAATGTTAATCCAAGCATCTGAGTTTTCAAGAAAATTTATGGCTGTTCTTCCGAATTCACCATATTCGAAATAATTCTTAGTTGGTCTCATCTTCTCGCCTATGCTTCTCTTTACTTGCAGATATAGCATCAGCAAGACCAGTTAAACCTTTGTGAGTAACATCGGCTTCGATTTTATCTCGTTTTCCATACAAGTTTGGATGTCTTCTTTCAAGCATCCATGCTGCAGCTTGCCAATGTTCCATACTGGCGCTTGTTATTACTTGCTCAAAATTATGCAATGCTTTTGCTTTTGCTTTATCAACACATTCTTTGAACTTAACAAACTTGGTTCGACCTTTAGCATTCTCTGCTCTGTCAATCCAATTGTAATAAGTTTTTTCAGATATGCCTACGTATCCACATGCACCAAGAATACTATCCCCATTCTCAATTGCCTCACAAAACTTCTCTTGCAATTCTGGAGTTAATTTAGTCTTAGCCATAAGGATTACCCCCCTCTTTTTTTTAATACTGTAATAACTGAAAATAATAAAAAAAATAAAGTTAAATTTTCTCCAAGACATTCACTCGGATATGCTCTGCAATGGCCCTCATCAAGTTAGGTGGTACACTATTACCAATCCTTTCTTTGACTTGATTATCCGAACCAATCCACTTGAATTCATTATCCTCATATGTGAAAGATTGCAATATGCTTAACTCTTTAACATCTAATTCACGATTCTCTTTATAGTGAACTAATTGAGGTTTACGGGTTATGGTTGGACATGGCCTATTCGGTAATAGTCTGTAAATATCCCTGGTCTTAGTTGGGAAGTTAGGAACATCACCACTCTTTTGACCTGGACGTAAATATCTTGCATATCTTGTGATGCTTGAATTATTAGGTTTAATCTTACCCTCCAAATGTCCAATACTCTGTTTGCAGGTTATTGGTTTATTTTGAGGTTTTGGATGTGACGCCGGTATGCCCAAATCTTTACGAACACCAATGAATATCATCCTCTGCCGACTAGTTGGACAATTATAATATTGGGCATTCATCAGTTTGGCCCTGACATCATAACCTGAGTTTTTCAATTCATGTAGGATGTCTTTGAAGATGATCTTCATATTACCTTTCACCATACCAGAAACATTTTCCATCACGAATGTCTTTGGATACAATCCACGTAATAATCGGACGTATTCATGGTATAGTTGATTTTTGGTATCGCAGAAGTCACGGGCTCCAGCAGTACTGAATCCTTGACATGGCGGTGACCCATCAAATAAATCTAATTCACCAGGTATCAATCCGGTTATGTCAAGGACTTTTTCAACACTTAGTTTGTGGATGTCACCATAGTAGATTGGTGTATTGGGGAAGTTTCTTTGGTATGTTGCTACGGCATGTGTATCCATTTCAACTGCTAGCAGGACTTCATATCCTGCTAACTTATATCCATAACTGGAACCTCCGCATCCACTAAATGTTGATATAACCTTAGGTTTCTGAGTAGTCTGATTTTGGGATTTCATACCCACACCTTGGACAAGTGACTGTTTCAATACCGTCAGCTATGGATTCATCGTATTCTGGTTCGTCTTCAGGGATTATCATATTAGTGTCTAGGTTGATGTCCTCTTCTTTTACTGTTGAGGTTTCTTCAACTGTAGCCTTATCATTGTTTAATCCTTGGAAGCCTAATATGTCATCATTGTTGAATCCAGTTAAACTTGTGTTGAATCCTGATTCTTTGAATTCATGGAATATATTAACGAGTTTATTTTCATCGAATGTTCCCATGACCTTGGTATTATTCAATACTAAGTTCAGGGCCTTCTCCATATCTTCTGAATCAAGGTTTTTATCATTGTCTGGGAATACCCATCCGTATGAATCATTCAACTTTAACAGGTTTAGTTCTGCATATAAATCATTGTCGAGGATGTATTGGTCTAATAAGACATCGAATCTTTGATGTCCTCCAATTATCCTGTGATTTTGCAGGTTGATTAGTATTGGTTCTACTA